TTATCCATACTGGCCAATCAACCCCAGCCTCTCTAAACTGTTTAACTACTGATTCCATTTCTTCCCACTCACGTTCTTTTTCTCCAACCACAAACTTGAGTTGACCTTTTTTACTTACTTGCATATATTCTGCTACAATTTCTGGTTTGATTGCTCTACTTGATTTCTCACCTGATACTGTAAATAGTTTAGGACTACAACTAAAAAATATTTCTGTATCTATACTTTTACCCCAATCAAGGAATGTTGGTTTTAATTTCTGTGTGCCATTAGTTTCAAATGTCATAGAACCTGGTAAGTTATTTTGTCTTTGTAGCTCTTCATATATTCCAATAGTTGCCATCTGACCTGTAACCATTAAAGGTTCACCTCCAGTGAAACATAAGTGCTGATGAAACTTACTTACAGGATGTAAAAATTTACCTTCTGGATTACTTTCATTCTTAATTATATTGACTATCTTATTAGCAAGAGCAGATGGAGTTTCATGTCCCATTAAACCTTTAAACTTCTTTGCCCAGGTATAACTTGAATCGCAACCTTTTTCCCATACAGGCAAATCTTCAACCCGCTTTACAGACTTAACATCAAAGTCTAAGAATGGAAGTTCATATGTATCTGGATTAGTTGGGTCGGATTGGCCAAAACCATTACATTGCAGATTACAAAGAAAGAATCTTATCCAGGCAGTTGGTGCTCCTGTGTAATGACCTTCTCCTTGAATGCTGTAAAATATTTCACTATAATGATATTTCTTTTCAGTAGTATTTGACATTCATTTTTTTATTTCTTTTCTCTCGATCTCTATAGTATCCATTTGTCTTTGCATTAAGTCAATAACTTGTGACACATACTCATCATTACCATCAGAATGAACTAACAGTTGTTGTAAATCTACATTCTCTAACATTTTGTATTTTGTAGCTTGTTGTTTTTTTTCTTTTTGTATTCTTCTTACAAATGCAAAATAAATTATTTGTGTATAATATGCAAATGGGTTTGAAGACTTAGCAGGATCAAATTTTTCTACAGCAACTAAACAATTTTCTATCCCATCAGATATCATGTCATCACGGTAAGTATAATTTATAAAATTTGCTTTATAGGAAAGATGTGTAGCTATTTTTAAAAAACATTCACCAAGATAATTTGATACCATTGGTTTAGGAATATCCTTTTCTTTTGCTGTAGTAACCTTTTTTTTATAACTATTTAATTCTTCTAAAAACTTTTTATTGTCCACATAATGAGTACTTTTTGGATTACTAATGGATAATTTTTTTGGGTCTTTCTGTTCCTTCTCCATAACTATCATCTTCACTTTCTAATATTTGTTTCTCTTCTCCTTGATCCATAAATTCAATTTCCACTGAATCTTTAATATATTCTTTATATTGTAACACAGCATCATCATGTAAATCAACTATAGCTACAATTGAATCTGTTGGCATATTTACATAAGTTGTATTAGCCATTCTAATCCAAGGTTGCATTGTATAGTGTTCCATAACTTGATAACCACTATGAACTTTCAATGCTTTAATTTCAATAGGATCAAATATCTCTATATATTTTTGACTTTTAAAATCTTTAAAATTATCATTTGTTGATACAACAAGATTTTCACCATTTATTAACTTTAAATATTTTATTACATTATCTTTACTCATAGATTGACCTCTACAATGTTGTAGTCGAAATCTTCATCTGCATAAATTTTTATTCTTTCAATCATATGAAATAATGTATAGTTCTTTTTTGTTTTCCAACTTAAATCATCTCCTATATCAAATAATTTACATTTAAATTTGCTATCTCCAATTCGTAAACCTCTACCAATAGATTGAAGATTTCTTATTCTTGATTTAGATGGTGAAGCAAATATAATATTGTGTAAGTTTTTTATATTTATTCCTGTAGAGAAAGTTCCAAAAGAAGCAATAATTATTGCATTGCTCTCTCCTTCAGTTATTTTTCTTGCATTTTCTCTTTGTTGTGTTTCCGTGCCTCCATATATAAAAAATATTTTTCTATTTTTAGCTTTTTGTAATATCATATCATACAATGATTTACCATGTTTTTCTACATATTGAAATAAGACAAGTGAATTACCTTTTTGATCCAAAGCTAAGTTTCTAATAAATTTATTTCTTGGATAATGTTGAACTAAAAAATCCATTTCTTCTTGATATGTATTATTTTTATTATCTTTTCTTAATTGATCTGAATATTTTAAAACAATAGCATGAATCTTTAAATCAGCAAGTTGTTTTGATTCAATTAACTTTTTTGTAGTTGTAGTTTTAAATACTTGGCCAAATAGACCCTCTAAAACTAATTTATGAGTTTTTGTTCCATCAAGTGTTCCAGTGGTTCCTATACGATATGGTGTTGTTATACATTTGTGCATTATTGAAGTTAATGATTTCGCTTTGAATAAATGACATTCATCTCCATATATAACTTTAAAATCTTTAAAAAAGTTTCTTGGAAGTTTATATAACGATTGCCATGTAGATATTGTAACTGGCATATCATTTGTCTTATCAACAGTGCCATATATTCTATAACAATTATAAGATACTTTCCAATCATTGTTAGATGAATAGTCTTGAAAATCTGAATATAGCTGTTCTACTAATGATGTAGTTGGAACTATGATTACTTGTTTTCTACCAAACTGTTCATGCCATCTCAATAAAACATATATAATTAAAGATTTACCAGATCCTGTTGGTGATAATAATAGTCTTCTTCCTTGATTAATACTATTGTAAATAGCATTAAATTGATAGTCTCTTACTTCAATAGACTTACTAGATGAAGTTAGTTTAAGTTGTTCTATGAATTGCGTTAGATTTTCTTTTGAAACGCTGTCAAGTGGACTTACAAATTCTGAATCGTCAACTGTATAATTATTCTCTTTAGCAAAATACTCTACGTATGGTTTTAAGCCTACGTAAATTTCTTGTGTAAATAATGAAAAAAGATGTACTTGTCCATCCCACACTCTATTTCTATACATTGGATGAAATTTAGCACCAGGCACATCAAATGAAAAATGTGAATGTAGTTCTTGTGCAATAGATGGATCACATTTAACTTTTAAATGTACATCATTTTTTTTTATTATCGAGATATCTGTCATAAAATCTTGTTACTACTTTGCCTTCAAAATCTACATAAGATACAACAAATGCGTTTGAAGGTTGTTTTTCTTCTTTATCTGGAGGTTTAGTAAATACAAATTCTAATTGTTGATTTTGATCAGAATGCGCCATTAGTAAACTTATTCCATTCTATTGCTGATTTAATATCCCAAGTTCTTGAATTTATGGATCTTAGAATTTGTTCTAATGTAAACATAATTGTTTTATAGTATTCAATTTTATCAGTTAAAGTATTTAAATCTTCATCACAAGTAAGAAATTCATCCATCTCATTTTTTAATGGTTTATTACCCATGTATTGAGATATGTTGAGTTTATTAAGATCTGATTCAGTAAGCTCACCACGATAATAACGATACTTTAATCGTCTCATATTATTGTAATCGCTTTCAGCTTTACGTAGTTGTAATTTATTATTAGATAGAACCGTTAAATACTTGGCATGAAGATTGGGTGTTCTAACTGCTTCATCACCAAGTTCTAACTGGTTTATTTTGGAGTCATTCTTCCATTGTTCTTGAATATCACTGAGTTTCATAACTATAGAGCTTCTAAATCTATAGTCTCCATGTCTTCTTTTTGTTGGTCAACTGTTACACTTCTTGTTGAAGGAGGAGCTGTTTCTCCTATTTGATTATATTGTATAATCATTTCTGGATTACCTTGGAAACAGAATGAACCATAGTGATTCAATGATATAGTTGGATCTAACCAAATATCGCCTTTTATACCTTGCCATCTACGACAAAATGTATAGTCTTCTGATAGATACCTTTTATCTACTGGATCTATCATTGTATCAAACAACGCATAAAAGTTATCTTTAAGATCTACTCCGCCCATTTGTACATCATTGTTGTACTTTATTTCTGGATATTCTTTTACTAATTTTAAAATAGCTTCTCGTTTAATCATCATAAATCCTGTACCAGCATCATGTAATTTAATTAAACCATTTTCAACACCAACTTGCTTTTTTTCTTTATCTAAAAATTGAAAGTTTATAGCATAATCAGATCCCAATGCTCCAATTTGTTGAGGCGCATGTTGTTTAGATGGATCCATAAGAATTGCTTCTTTTATATGAGACCAATTTACACCTTTTTTGGGATAAGCACCAACAGCAACATCTTTGTCATGCATCCATAGTTTTAAAATATCATCTACTTGAAATTCTATATCAGCATCAATAAACATTAAATGTGTATAATCTGAATTCAAGAAGTATGCTAATAAAACGTTTCTTGCTCTTGTTACAAGTGATTCGTTTGCTATTGTACCAAACGCTAAAGGAATCTTATGACCATTAAAAAATGTCATAAGTTTTATTACTGATCTGAAATAAGGTTCAGTTAATGCGCCTCCATAGCAAGGGGTTGCTATAAAAAACTTATTTTCACGCATTTTAGCTAAGTCTAATTTGACTTGTTTTTTTTCCATGATAACTCCATAAAAATTTATAATGCTTCGATTTCAAACGTCCTATACTTAAATGTTGCAATACCTATAAAAAATTCTACTGCTCCACTAGTTATGTCAAAATCTAGTGCTTCTATTGCTATTGGGAATAAATCCTTAAAAATAATATTTGTCTTAGGATTATTAGAAGAATCTAATATAGTTAATGTTCCATCAGAATATGCTGCAGGTTCACTATTACCATCTACTGTACTTACAAATGGAAATCTATTCAACCGTTCCCCAACAAAACTTTTATATTGATTATAATTATCTGGAAATCCTAAAGCAATTAACCATTCCAACAACTCTATATAGTTTACCATATCTTCACTAATAAGAAAACGGATACTAAACTCAGAAAAGTTAAGTTTATCACCAATTCTAGGAAGGTCAACAAAAGGTGTAGGTTGAACAGCAAATCCATTTTGTAATGATGGAAGATTTGCAGATTGACAAGTGTAAGCTACGTGAGGAAGATCTTGAATTACAAATTTAAACGCATTAGGGCGTAAAAAATTATATACAGTACCTTTGTTAACAATATTTACAGATGAAACTAAATTTGATTGTTCAATTTGATAAGCCATGGTATATTTATACAAAAAAAAGGGCCCTTAAAAAAGAGCCCTTTAAAGTAAATAATACTTAATTTTACATTAAGTTAGTAACTTTTGAAAGTCTATAGTACTGGTTACGATCTGCTGTAAATGTATCAGCGTCAGCTGTTCCATCAACCTTTGTTACATATGGGTTAGCAATCATACCATAACGAGTCTTAAAGCCAATCTTAGGTTGGAAGCTATCTGGATCAACTGCACGAACCATTTGTAGAGGAACGTATGGACAGTAGAATATTCCAGCATCATATGGAGATGTTCCACGATAACCAGCCATATAGAACTGACTAGCAGCACCTAAATTAGCTGAGTATGGATCAATGTAAACTTTTAGCTTACCATTAATAACTCCAGCAAATGTATTGCCGGTGTCATCCACATTCAAGTTAGGCTGAAGTGCAGGTGCATAATCAAGTACGCCTGCCATTGCAAGAGCAGAAGCTACATCTGAAGAGCAAAGTACAAAATTACCTTTTCCTCTACGAGTATCTTGCCCAATATGATTACAGTCTCTTTCTATGTTAAACAAGAGACCCTTAAATCTTTCAACAGACCAACGACCGTTTGAATCAACGTCTAAGTTAAATGTTCCTGGAACAGCTGTATCTGTAGAACCTGCTTTAGCAACAAGATAGATTCTTCTGACAACTTCACGGTTAATTTCAAACATAATTTCCTGAGAAAGAATATTTGAAAGCTCTGTCTCAGCATCAAGACCATGTACTGCTTTTAAGTCTTGAGCAAGTTCCAATGTGTACTCAGCTTTTAAAGCTCTTGTTCTAGCTGTTACTGTTGTCTTGTCAATACTAAATGACATTTGACCAAACTGATTATCAGTTGCATCTCCTAATGCTTCACCAAATGCTGTTGTCATACCTTCACGTACATTGTAGCCAGCATCTACTGGATTGCTGCCAATTTGGCTTGAATCAGCTGAAGTAGCACCAATAGTACCATTTGCAGCAAATGAAGATTTTGAGAAACCAGTATTAGCTTCGTTAAACAATGCTTCAGTGTGTCCAGCATCTGTACGGTTGTTGCCGTAAAGAGATTTCATTGCAAAAATAAGACCTGTAGGACCTGTCATAGGCTGTACACCTGCAATATCATATGCAATAAGATTCGGCATTGCTCGTCTTACTAATCCAATTAAAATTGGATCATATCTGTCTACACCGTTACTAGCAAATGAGTTATTAGCTGGGGCAGCTTCAGTTAACATTGCTTTTTCTTCTTGAAGAGCCTTTTCTTGGTTCTCAAGTAAAACAGCTGTAACTTGCTTACGATAGTTTTCCTCAATCTTTGGAAGATCTGGATGATCCAAAACTGGACTCCATTTCTTCATTGAGCTTTCGGATAAATACATTTTTTACTCCTTCGTTTTAAATGTTATATTATTTATGACTTTTTTACTCTTGAAATAGATTCAATATATTTAGACATTGAGCTTGATTTATCAACTTCAGGCTCTTGAGTGCCACTTTCTTCGACTAAAGTTTGTTCTGGAGATTGAACTTTATCTTTAGGAAAATAATTTTCTTTAATTACAGAAACTTTTTCCTTAAACTCTTCACTAGAGCTAAATTCTACTCCTTCTATTAACTTAGATAATTTTTCTTTTTCTGTCTCAGCTAGTCCACCTGATATTTCTTCAAATACATTTGATTTTTTATATTCGACCAATTTGCTAGCTAGACTTACATTATCTTGAACTGTTTCATCTAGTTCGGCAGTTAAACTTTCAACTTTATTAGTTAAATCATTAAGAACATCATACTTGTCTTCTGGAACTTCTATGTAAGATTCTTTAAATAAAGATTTGAGCCCAACCATAAATTCTTCTGTTATCTCATTTCTTAAACCATTTTCAACGCTTAACTTATTTTCTTCCATCCATTGCTCAACTATGTAATTCATATAGCTGTCAACTTTTTCAACTAAAACTTCTTTATATTCGTTTAGTTGTGATGTATTTTGTTCATCCATTTGTTCAACAATTTTTTCCATTTCATTATTAACTCTAGCAATAACAGCTGCCTCAAAAATTGAAGTTGCCTTTTGCTTAAATTCTTCTGAAAGGTCTTCACCAAAAATACTATCTAATTCTTCAGTAATGTCTACTTCGAGAATTTGTTCATTTTCAGTTGTTTGTACTTCTTCGCTAGCTGGTACTGTCATTGAAGATACTCCTGATTTTGCTGTTACGCCTGGTACTTGAACTGTTTTAGCATCACCCTTAGCACTAATAGATGAAGGGTTTTTAGCATAAATGACTTTAGCTGCAGATTTAGCTCCAGGATTCTTTTCGTCTTCGCCAAATTCATCAACTGTAGGCTTGGCACTATTACCAAGATTAGGTAATACACTTGCATCACCTTGGTTTGCAGCTTTACCTGCTTTTGAAGCATCTTTTTTCATTTCTGTGGAAGTTTTTTGACCAACATTTCCAACACTAACTGAAGAAAGATCTTCTGGCTTTTTAACCATAGCTTCTGCTTCTGATAACTGCTTTTTATCACCAGAAGTGCCTTCTAGCAGTTGTTTAATTTTGGACTCGACTGACATTCTTTGTCTCCTGATTATGTGTTCTTATTTTATTTATAAAAAAATGTTACTTGATAGAATTTAATAATTTTTTAAATACATGCAATTTAGCTTCACTTAATTGTCTTTTGGATGTTTTTTTAATGAATTTTTGTGCTTGTTCTATTTGTTGTGGTTCCCAAATGCCATTATTTAAAAACCATTCTGCATTCTCCATTATACCTTTAACAAAAGCATTTGGAGCAGAAGGATCAGAAACTATATCAACTGTTGAAAGTTGAAAGTCATCTTGAACTTCATTAACTCCATCTTTTTCTTTTAGAGATCCTACTCCTCTTGAAGATACTCCTAAACGAACTCCTTCAGTAATAAAATTTTCTGCAATCTTACCCATGGGAGTACCTAAAATTTTTGCTTTACCAAAAACTGAACCATCTTGATCTATTTTTAGTTCAGTAATTAAATGAGAAACTTTATCTAAGTTAACAGTTGGGGTAGGAGGATGTCCTAACTCTCCAAGTGATCTTTTTTCGTTAATAAGTTCTTGATATCTTGAAACTTCCTTTTCCATTATACCTTTTGGATAAATTCTTCCATTTTTATTAGGCTCATCATAGCCCATGAATTTACCTTCTATGTAATAACTTTTTTTACCATTTTCTTCTTCTTCAAGATATTTAATCTCTGATTCTATATTAACTTCAGTAATCAGTTTCATTAGAATGGTCCTCTTTGTCTTGCTTCTAATTGTTGTGTGTTAGGGTCAACAAATGCTTCGCCTTTACTTACTTCTAAAGTAACAGTGCCTTCTGTAGATCCAAAATGAACTAGAATATTTCCTGTTTGTACAGGTATCTCTGCTGGAAATGTTAATTGACCTTGTCCTTGTGTTAATAAAAGAACATTAGCTCTTTCAGCATTTGAAGTGTATCTTTCAATTGTAACATCACCATTAACAGAATAGACAACACCTTTAATTGCTAGACCATCACCAGCTGAAGCATCAAATGTTTGAGTAGCAGCTAAGTTTGCTGCTTTATGAATTAGATTACTTGTACCACCAAAAACATTGGCATGCACATTTCCTCCAGCAGCTCCAGGAGACTTATTAGAAGACATACAATGAATAACTGCATTTCTTTTTTGCAGCATTATTATGTTAGCATCACCTGCGTTTACAGTACTACCTCTATCTGCTGCTGACATCTATTAGCTCCTAGCTTTCTTTATTTTTTTTAACAATTTAAAATCATGAGCATCTATTTTACCATTTTTGTTTGCATCAATTTTATGTTGGTCGCCTGATAACTCTTCTTCTACTCCACTAAGATCATCAACTTTATCTACATCTTTTATATTTTGTTTTGATTGAGCCATTCTTTTTTTGCTTTTTACATCATGACCCATTTTATGCATATCTTCAGAAACTTTTTTCTTTTTCTTCATCATATGACCATGATGTCTTTCGTGCATAATTTCTACATCTTCTGTAAATACAGTTTCTTCTCCATGATTAAATTCAACTGTATACCAAGAAATATATCCTTTGTCATCTGGCAAATCATGTTTACCTTCCATGACTGTACCTTCACCGTATACATCATGATATACATGTTTAGCACACCAATGTTCTACAAAAACTTCTTCAGTTTCTTCTTCTGAAGTTTCTTCGCCCATTGCACGTTTAGTGGCAGTAGCATACATAACTTCTTTTGCTTTATCGCCATACTCTTGTCTAAATTGATTAAAATTCTTTTTCATACCTTTTACAATGTCCTCTTTTTTTTTAACTTGAGCCTTGGTCATCTTGTTGTGGTTGGCCATATTCTATCCCTTGGTTAAAAAAACTACTGGCTAGATCTTGTTTTTTTGCATCTAATGCTTGTGTAATTTTTATAGCTATTGCGTTATCAAAATCTTCTTTTGCAGCAGAATTACTTCCATCAACAACATTATCCACAAAATTTTCAATGTAATTAGGTTGAACTTCATTTTCTTGTTCAACATCCTGTTCTAATTCAGGCTCTGCTGTTTCTACATCTGACATAACAATTCCTTTTTTATTTATTTATAAGATTTTACTGCTCTTCTTGTTGAGGAGGAGGATTTTCTTGTATTTCAACGTCAATTTCTTCGATTTCATCATCATCCAACCTTAGAACATTCTTTTTAATATAACTATCTGAATAAAATCTTCCTATAAACGGCTGCATTTGATTTAATAAATCAATTCTATTTCTCATATTTTCTGATTCTTTCATTTCTTGGAAATATTGATCTTGAGCATAATTATACATTATACTTTCTTTCATATCTTCCCAATCAGAATCAGTAATAATATTTTTAAGAATCAATTGTGTTCTCAAAAGATCATTAAATAAATGGTTAAACTTTTTTCTTAACCTATTAATAAATTTTATAAACTTTATTTCTTCGTGAGTAATTTCAGCTTGTCTTCCAAAGTTAAATCCTGACTGTTGTTGAAATCTTGATATTGGAATGTTTAATGACTGATATACTTTTGTTTGAAAATATTCAATATCAGATATCTCTCCTAAATTTTGACCACCTGGCAATGTTGTAATTTCAGTGCCTCTTCCGCCTTCTCTTCTTGGTAACCAAAAATCTTCTAACATTGTCATAAACTTACGATCATCTTTAACTTCACCAGTAGCTGAATCGTAAACAACTTTATTACGATATCTTGCCATAATATCTCTCATATATTGTTCAGCTTTTATTTTTGGTAAATTGCCAACATCTATATAAAAAATTCTTCTTTCTGGTGCTCTTGATATTCTATAGATTACTAATGAATCAGTCATCATTTTTAATTGATTAACTGGTTTTATTGCTTTATGTAAATATCCAATAACTAACTGTCTTTGAAGATCCATTACGCCAGATGGACAAAAAGCAATAGTATCTACTGCTATTTTTACACCAGCTTGATTATTGTAATTAGTTGGAGGCACTCCAGGACTGTATGCTAAACCTTTATCATTATATACAAAAAATTCTTCTACCGTTTCAACAAGATCTAAACCTTCAGGTGTTTTTTTCTTTTTTACTTCTCTTACTTTTCTTATTTTTCTTGGATCAATATATCTTAACTCTTGTATTCCACCAGTAAGATTTTTCTTATCGATCATCTTCTGATAATATATTCTTCCATCAACATACCATCTACGAAATATATCATGAGCTTTATCATTAAAATCAAGTAATTTTTTTACTTGTTCAAATTCAAGCGTAATAGTTTTTTTTAAGCTACTTGATAAATTTAAATTATCTAAATTTATAGTTACTGGATTTTCATTATCTATTGCTGAAATTGATTCAGATATTATTTCTTCAATAGCGTTATCACAATCCGGATAACCTGCTATTTCTCTATATCTTGAAATTAGATCTGCTTCACTTCTTGTTGAGGCATCTATATCGACAAAAGTGCCGTAATAGCCTGCTGAAGTTGCAGTTATTGCTCCATCTTCAGAAACCGGAGATA